CAAATCGCCACCACTCCCTTCCACCATCTTGGTGGCATCGCCCGCTCCAATATTATGTGGCATGGCTGCAAAAATTATGTGGTGAGCAAGATGGGCACGCGCAAAGCTGGGCCTGGTGGCAAACTGCTTAGCCATTACGACTTTTCTCCTGCTCAAACAGAACAATTCCGGCAGCTTCGTAAAACCTACATACAAGCACAACGCACTATGCTGAGCGCTATGAAGAGCTTACTGGTGTAAATAGCCTTTACAATGAGGAGGCAATCGCTGGTCTTAGCAGCTCTTCCAAACTTCGCTTTGGTCTCAGAGGCTCTTTCAGCATTGCCTTCTCTTGCCCTGGTCTCACCAAGAATTACGGACCACGCTCCGTTCTCAGCGCTTCTTCCAGGCTTAATTACTACGCTGGTCTCACTATGAATTGCGGACTACACTCCGTTCTTAAATCATCTTCCAGCTCCTCCTTGCTTAGTCTCAACTCGAATTACAGACACGCTCTGTTCTCATAACGTCTTCTAAGCAGCAACAAAGCCCTTCGGGGCTTTTGTTTTGGCTAAAAAAAGCAGATGAAAATTGACGCCACTTTTTGAGGGGGTATGCCCCCATAACGCCATCGTTATATGCCGGTTACTGCTCTATGCGTCTACGCGCATAGCCGCATGATAAGCTGAGCTTATCGAAACCATAAGCCAGGCTAACATTACGAAATGTGACAATATTGAAAATCTGGCGTGATTTCGTGTACAATTAGAGTGCAGCAGGGATGCTGTAACAAACCTCACAAAACTCAATTATGTCGATTGCAGAAATGTTCGCCGCTCAGTTAGAGGAACTGAAACGGCAAGACATAGAGTCACAGCGTCGCACTCAAGAGCTAATCAAACGATCCCGGCGTTTGATTGAAGAACTAGAGGCGCTAGATCTAGACTCCGAAGTATAGCTAAAGGCCCCTACATTAGGGGCCTTCTTTATTCTTTATATTATGCGCCTATGCGCATAGGCAATATTCCCCTTAGCAGGAGAGAAGCGAGACAGGAGCAGGAGAGCGGAGCATAGAAAGGCCTCCCAACCTAAGAGGCTGAGAGGCGAGGGAGAGGGGCAGGGGGAGGATTTGAGGAGGGGAGGCTACGGGAGGAGGCCTCCTAGTTCCGAAAGCTTGTCAGGGGAGGAGCGAGAGCGCAGGAGGAGGAGCCAGAGGGAGGGGAGGTGAAGGGAGAGGAGGGAGAGCCAGCCGCTTTCCCTGGAGTGCCAGGAGGAGAACCGCCAGAGGAGGGGGAGGGGGGAGGGAGGAGGGGAGCGGAGGAGGAGAAAGGAGCGGGAGGAGAGGGGGAGGAGGCGAGGGAGCACGGGCCTAGTCCTCCCACCATGGTTCTAGGTCTTCGGGATCGGGCACGTAGCTATCGGGATCGATGCCTGCTGCTAGAAGGGCGTCGATTAGATCGGCATCGCGATCTTGCCAGGCGGGCGGCTGAAGGGGCAGCATGATCAGCCCTCCCATTGAAGGGTGGAGAGGGCAGCATGGCCGCCGCCTGCTAGGGGCTGCCATGCGCCGATCGTAGGGGCAAGGCTAAAGGCGGCAGCAGCAGGGCCAGCGCCGCGCGATCGTTTCGTACGTAGCAGCACAGCCACGCCACCGTGGCCGCCTGGCTGTGGGCCTGCGGGATCCTGCCAGCGGTTATCTGTAGTGTCACCATCCACCACTAGCAGGCGGGCTAGGCGGTCACCATCGCGCAGCAGCAGCACAGGGGGCAGCGGGGCGCCCTTGGGCAGGGCTACGGGCACAGCCAGGCGGAGCCCTGCAGCGATGGCATCTAGGGCGTGGCTGATGCCGCCGGGGCGGTCTGCTGCTAGCGAGGCGGTAACGTCCACGCCAGCGGAACGCTGAGCAATCAGGCCTAGGGGGCCAGTTACTGGCGCCTTGGAATATTCATAGAGGCGGATGCTGCCAGTAGGGGCCAGGCTTAGGGCTTCGGGAATAGTGGTGCCGATGCCAGGCACAACGGGCAGCCCGTAGCGGTGGGCGATGGCAGCCGCCTCATCATCGTCAAGGTTGAACCGCAGATCATGCCAAGGCAGATCGTCAGTGCCCCGCAGTCGGACGGCCAAGGGCAGGCCCTTGGCCTGTGCCCGCTGCCATTCTCGGGCGATGGCCACTAGCACGGCCACGGCATAGCCCTTGGGATTCCACAGGAAGGCGAGGGTGCGGCGGGCACGGGCGGCGGCCACGGTGGTGGACAGGCCACCATGGCCCGCCCACGCTAGGCAGCCAGCTTGGCAGCCCTTGCTAGCCCACGGGCACCCATTGTGGGCAAGGGCCAGACTCTCTATGCCCTGTGCTCGGGCTAGCTCAGCGATGCCGGGCAGGCGGGAACGCGGGGCGGTGGTGGCATCATCAGGGCCAGCCACGGCAGCAGCCAGGGCACGGGCGGGCAGATGGTGGAGAATAACGGGCCAGGCGGCAGCCGTGCCCTTGGCCAGCTTGGCATTAGAAGCGCCAACAGTTAGCAGGCCATCTAGTGACAGACTGAATCTATCTAGAAGGCTTGCGACGTCAGCGGGCAGGGCGTCACGGCGTGGGCGGGCGGTGGTGGTGATAGTGGTGGGCATGGTGGGCGGTAGTAGTGGTGGGCATTGAAAAGGGCGCCCCGTGGTAGGGCGCCCTAGCAATCAGGCGGAACGGCGGCGGGCGGGGCGGGCGGCAGCATCGCACAGGGCAGCAGCGCATAGGGCGTAGCTAGTGGCAGTGCCCACCGTGAAAAGTAGGAAGGGGGCAGCGTATGGGGCAGCGGCAGCAGCGGAAGGGGCGGCTGTGATGCGCTGGCCATAGCTGCTGCAGTACAGGGCGCAGCCCGTAGCAAGGGCAGCGAGGGCGGCAGCGGAGATGTAGTGGCGCATGGTTGGCAGTCAGTAGGTGAGAAGGTGGCCATCGCTGGCGTGAACAGACAATAGGCGGCAGGGCGGGGCGGGCTACTGGCCCGCCCCTGTATTGTCACAGTTCTTCACAATCGGCCAATTCCGCTAGATCCTGCAGGAACGCTTCAAGAGTGGCAGTAGGCAACCAGCGGGCCAGTTCTTCTAGCAAGACGGGCAGCCCTGATCGGGCTAGCCCTAGTTCATCGGCCCTATCTAACAGCAGGGCCCGAACGTAGGCAGGGGCGGGCATGATCAGGCGGCAGCAGGGCGGGGCAGCATGCGACGCTGCAGGAACGCTAGGAGGCGGTCGTTAAAGCAATAGGCCAGGGCATCAGCCAAGGGCAGGCCATCGGCCACCATATCGGCAGCGCGATCAGCCGCCTTTATATAGAGGGCCAGGGCGTGGGGATTGTAGAAGCGGCGGCGGGCCTGCCTGACATCCCATTGCGTTACGTGGTGGGCTAGCTGCTGCTGTAGTGACAGGGCAGCGATGAGGGAACGGCGGGGCATGGTCCGCAGATAAAGAGAGGGAAGGGCGCCCATAGTGGGCGCCTTTGTAGGCGATCAGCCAATCAGGGCTAGGCGGCGGGCACGGGCCAACAGGGCAGGGCGGGATGCCTTGGCAAGGGCGGCGGGATCCTGGCCTGCAGCAGTTAGGGCAGCGATCAGGGCAGGGCGTGGACTGGCGGCGCTTAAAGGTTCGGGCAGCCGATCAGCCAGGGCAGCGAGGGCAGCAGCCAGGCGGCGGATCATAGGGGCCAGGCGGCCACTCTCAGCCCATAGGCGGGCAGTTAGGGCGTGGGCGATGGCAGCCACTAGTAGCAGGGCAGCCAGGGAGCGATCAGCGAGGGCGGGCCAATCAATACGGCCCACACATCTAAGGGCGTCGCTAACGGGCGGGAACGCGGACGGTTGATAAAAGGTGGCGGTCATTTCGGTAGGCAGATAAAGAGAGGGCGGAACGCTTCGGGCGTTCCTGCGGGAACACTAGGCGCGATGAAGGTCACGCCCCGCCAGTTGCGGGATATTGAAATCTTTCTTAACATATGCGCCTATGCGCCTTGACGCATAAAAGCATAGGGAGCGGCGCCTCTCTATTGATAATGATTCTCGTTTGCAACTGGCCCAGGGAGGGCCCGCAGCCTGATCACGATACGTATCAGTATCGGCAGCCGCTGCTGATCATGATCATGATCTGGCCCTGATCATGATACGGAATCGTATCAATGTGCGTATCAGGCCAATAGTACATTTGTACTACCGAGGGTCGAAAAACGGCCTTTTTAGCGCTCCTATATTACCGCGTTTCAGCAAGTCCCAAATACCGCATTTCAGCGAGTCCCATTACCGCGAACCAGCGAGTCCCTTAATCATACCATGCTTTACCAGCCCTTCCCATCAAAGGCGGCCTTGATGGCCGCCTCTTCGCTTTCAAACGGGCCGCCAACGGTTTGCTCGTCGCTATCGCTGTAGCAATACCAGCCTTCAATGAGTTCTGTGCCTTTACAGCAGTCTGCAGTGAAGAAATCAATGAGGATCATGCCAGATGCTCCTGAAGACGCTTCCACATCCATTGTTCCTTGGTGGACGGACGGAACAGTTCGTAACCTTCATGGTCGACGATGGAATCGCCTGCGCTATCAACGTGCCCTTCAGTTTCACGTTGCCAGATGCCCTTACAGGCGCCTGTAGAGTCGTAGATGCCAATAACATCCTCACCATCGTCCATTGCTAAACGAACGTGGAAGATGAGCTGGTGGAGCGAGGCAGCTTGATAGCTGCCCTTAGTGGCCGAGAAATAAGGGCCGTTGTCTTGGAAGGTTTTAATGGTGGTGATCATTGGTGGCTATCAACGATGGTCCAGGAGAGATAGTCTTCAGAATGGCGTTCAATGCGAAGAAAGCCACGTTCTTCTAGTCTTTCCATTGCTCTTAAATAGTCGTTGAATCGACTAACTTGCGAGGGAAATCTTGGCACAAAGCATGGCTTATCGCCATGCTTTTTCTTGTGGTTTAAATAATAGAGGAGAAGATTACGCTGGTTAATTGAAAGCGCCGATTGCGAAAAGTTCATGATATATATACAGTTAAAGGCTATATATGCGATTATTGAAATACTGTTCAGCTTGCCACTTATGGTCAAAGATGCCATAGGAAGTGGTATGAATTTGAAGCTCGGTGATGCGCTCCCAGCCATAAGCTTCCCATTTGCGGGAACCATCAGCACACATATATTGCTGGATGCCATAGCCGCTATGCTGTGCCTGGCGATCAGCTTCTAGACGAGCTTCGTAAGAAGGGAAGTGTTTCATGGTTGGTTAATAAACGAGGAGCGTCGCCGCCCATGCACAGAACAATACAGCATCGTAGGGCCCATATCGAGGCCTGTTACAAACCGTCATAAAGGCTCCGAATGCGGAACTGCCCAAGCCTGCCCATGCGAAGAGCAGTTTCCTTGACAAACTGCTGGCTATTGGTTTTGGTGTTTTTGATTTTATGCAAGCCAGTTTCAGGATATATCTTCACCACTGTGTATTCGCCTCTCCATTGTTTGAAGCCTGAATCGTAGAGATCAACGAGGGTTCCAATGGGGAAAGGCATGATAAGATGAGGGTTCCCAATGATTTCTTCATGGGCGTTACCAGCGATGGAGCACGCTGTGAGGGCTAGGCCTCGTGAAGCCTAGCTCAGCTCTTCCTTTAGCCTTGCTGGGCCATGATGCCCATAAGAATTTCTTCCACATAGCCTTTCGTGGCGCGAAGCTTTTCAAGGGCCTCTGTTCTTTCGTCACG